CAGGTCTACCAATATCCATTAACAAGTCCCACATAATCGTTCTAGCTTGTCCCAGTGTTGGTGCAACATACATTACACTAGAACCTTCAGGACAATTTAACCCTTCGATTAATAGGGTGATTGCAGATAGTCTTGATTTACCACAGCGACGACCAGCAGCAATAACCTTAAATCGTGTAGGGTCTTTAAATACTTCTTGTTGCCAGTTTAGAAGAGCAAAGTTTAATTCACTCATCTACTTCCTTATATTCTACTTCGTCAGAAGTCATCTCAAGAACTGGGTTGTGGTCTATAGTACCTGTTAAGCCAGTAATGTTAATACTAATCTGCGGAGTTCCCCCAGATTGTTTACTTGCATCGAAAGCCGACAAAGGTAAAACCCTATCGACACACATCTTCAATGCAGCAATTTGATCTTTGTCGTTAGGATCTAATGCTTTCTCGATTAGAGTCCTAATAATCTTATCACCAGCAGTGCCTAGCAATCTTGCTTTAAATTCAGCAATCCTTGCAGAATCCCCTGCTGGACGACCAATAGCACCTCTATGTCCTCTTTTTTTAGCGACAATATCTGCTTTTTTAGGACGACCTAACTTTGGTTTTCCATCGACTACTTCTCGACGTACTATCTTTGGACGTTCTTTTTTTATTTCTTCAGTCAAGTCGTTGTCCTTATTGGGCGACATAAATTCATTAGGGTTCTAACTATATAGATAGCCGTTAATATAGGATGTTCTATATAGACTATGTATTGATAAAGAACTATGAGCGTTAATAAACCTTATTGTTTATACCTCTACAGAGAGGTTTAACTAAAGAATTAAACAACAGAGCCACTTACACCGATAACGTAAGACATCCCTAACGTCTTGCGTCACAGTTCTATATAGTGAACAATACCATACTTTTAAAGAAATGTCAAGTACTTTGTTACGAATAGTTACTTAGTCCCTTCGGTGAGCTATGCGGGGCTGTGCTGTTTATAGTGTCTCCGCAGTCCCTCCTCCAGAGGTGAACAGATTAGCCATTACTGCTTAAATTATAGGCAATATATTTATTCTTTATTATCAACAACTTAGAACAATGTCGACTATGTCCCTTTTTTCTATTTTGTATGCTATAGCAGTACCGTCACTGTTTGCTTTTACACAGTACCCCTCCCCCCCGTTGTTTTTATACAACACTATTGCACTGCACCAACAAGGAAACTATGCCGTAACATGACAGACTATGCTGCCTTCGCGATGGTGGTGTGTGTGTGTGTTGCGATGATGTACCCTAAAGGGGAAATTATCTAGGGGAATGACATCATCATCAATGAATCGTTAGCGGGAATCTCTACCGATTCGACAATGATCCACAGTTGGGCGTTATATCTAATCTGATATATAAACCCGTTGCATTATTACAATACTATCTAGATATATCTGCTCAAACCCTATTGACATTGTTTACAGGCTTGGATTTGACGGGGTAAAATAAGACATCTAAACAGCAAAATGAAAGGTAATAAGATGACATATTTTTACATACTTGATGACAATGGAACATTTTATGGCAGTTTCGATAGTAGAGAATTAGCACAGAATTTTGCCAATACTCTCAATGTAGGCTATCAGATATTCAGATAAACTGATGAGGGTTTAATACCCGAAATTGGCAGATCATCGCCAATATTTATCAATGCAGTATCCTAAATAAGGACAATACAAATGCTTAAATTTCTATCATCAATAATCGGTGTAGATGTCACATGGATTGAGATCGTGCTAGGTGTCGCATTGTCTTGCTTGTTTTATGTTGGTTTAGTTGTAATTTTATCAATCTAATCAAGGGGTTAAAACTATGCACAATGCAATCAATTTAATTGAGTTTAAAAAACTAATGAATGCCAACTATGGCGTTGGCGATCCTATAAGGAATAGATCAAGAATCAGAGAGGCAATCAAGCGCAATATTGATTCTGAAAATCTATCCGATCATCAACGGGATAACGGGGTAGTGGCATTTGAAACCTATAGAACACGGGGAATCAGACGAAAAATCATCGGGATAAGATTCCAACGGGCATTGAGAGAAGATGATCCCACTTTTTTGATGGAATCATTGAATGAATCAGACCATCGTTTTATTAGATCTAACAGTGATTGGGTTGATATTATCAATGATAAATTCAGTTGCGAGATAAGTGAATGCGAAGACTGTCGTGCGCTTGAATTTAACGATGATGGAACATGGGCGTATGATGGGGATCGTTTTATATGCTCTCATTGTTGCAATCATTACTATCATTATTCTGATAGGCGTGAAACCTATGTACACGATGATGACGAAGAAGATGACGAAGAAGATGATTCAATCATCGGCGAATATCATTCAAGTAGTGATAAATTGGGGTTGATTCCATCGGATCACGATCACACGCAAAACCCGATCTATCTAGGCGTTGAATTAGAGATGGAAATTAACGGGTCAAAAGATCGTTATGAGAGGGCAGAAACCCTGTTGAATGCCATCGGTAATTATAAGGGTCATAACTATTGCTTTCTTGAAAATGATGGATCACTCAATGATGGTTTTGAGATGGTGACGGGTCATACATCATTGTCAGTGCATCGGGATCAACTCTCATTCTTTAAGAATCAATTTTCAGGAATGAAGTCACACGATACCCGTACATGCGGGTTGCATATTCATATTTGTAAAAAGGGTATGACAATGAATCACGCCGCTAAGTTGATCTTATTTATCAATGATTCAGGCAATCAGAGATTAGTAAAAGCAATAGCACGGCGTGACGGGTCATCATTCGCACAAGTTAAGAATAAAAAGGCATCTTATACATGGTTGAAAAATGCTAGGAAAAATTCAGGCATACGCAATCAGTTAATGTATCTCAATGATGATCGTTATGAGGCGTTGAATTTTAAAAACCCGAATACAGTTGAATTCAGATTGTTTAAGGGTACGCTAAGATTTGAAACAATTATTGCGTGTTTAGAGTTTACATACGCCAGCTGGTATTTTGCTAAGGATTCAGGCATTAATGATTTGACTACCGATAACTTTCTAAAATATATCTGCAAACCCGAAAATAGGGCAGATACTAAATTTTTGAGAGAGTATCTAAAGCAAAAGAATTTCGATCTACCATCATTGGGGATCGTTAAGAAAAACCCCCGTAATGAATCAACCCTTGAATTAGCAGAAATTTAATCAATCAAAAATAGGAAAATAAAATTATGTGTTTATTAATTACTCAAAGAGCAACAAGCCCGATTCTATCTAATGAATGGTTGAAAGATTTTTATTCTTACAATTCAGACGGCGTTGGCGTTATGCGATCGGAAAACAATGAATTGATTGTTGAAAAGATTTTGCCAAAATCGGCCCACGAATTTATCAATTTTTATCGCGATCATATTGCGGGTCATGATTGCGCTTTTCACCTAAGAATGAAAACTCACGGGCATATAGATCTATCAAATTGTCACCCTTACATGGTATTGAATCAATCAGAGCATGGGCGCGATTTATGGTTGATGCACAACGGGATCTTACATACGGGGAACGATGCCGATCTTACAATGTCGGATACTTTTCACTATATCAATGATTACTTAAAACCGATACTTGCTAAAAACCCGCAATTTGCTTTCACTACTCAATTTGCCGAATTGATCGGGGATCATATAGGGGTAAGCAATAAATTTGTGATGATGGATAACTTAGGCAATCAACAAGTCATCAATCAATCTGAGGGTTACTATTGGGCGGGATTGTGGTTAAGCAATACTTATGCTTGGACGGCTACCAATAGCGCAAGTAAAACAGCGGAAATTGATCCCGATGTCATCTATACGCAATCTTTAGAAATGCCTGAAACTAAAAAATCGTGGCAATATAATTCATATGGGTATGACTATGATTTACATTCTTATACATCTTATGATCGTACCGAATACAACTCTATTGATCCCGTTGGAAAATCATCATATAAACCAAAATCTGCTTATGAAAATGAATCAACTCTAGATGACATTGAGATCATTCTTGATGATTTGGGCGCATCATCTTTTCATGAGGCGGGATCGATGCCCTTTAATGATGCTATTGAATTTGTAGATAATTACAATATTGAATCATTTTATGATCTTGCGATGATGGTGATGGATCAACGCATGGGCGAAGATTTTTTCCTAGAGTGTATCTATGATTTTAATCTAGCAGAAAATGCTTTTGCATGGTTGAAAAATGAAAGATCGGTAGAATTTGCCTAATGATCGATAACGATGATCTACACTTGCTTGATAGATGGATCAATAAACTAAAAAGAATGTATTTTTATTGGTTTACTTGATTCAATAATTTAACCCTCATAACCCCGATCTCACGATTGGGGTTTTTTATTGCCTGATACATTGGCGCAAGCAAGCAAGCAAAAAAGCAGCATATTGACCGATTTAAAGCCCTTCTAGCAATTTTTAAATAGGGCGGGAATACCTATACCCCAGAAAAGGGAAAAACGGCTCAAAAGCTCTAAAAAGCACCTTAAAATCGATTGTCATTTTAAAACAACAATTTTTTGAAATATAAAAAAATACCATATTTTAGTGTTGTAAAAAAACAACAGTCTATACATACCCTATATGCCTATGTGTTAGTGTATGATTTTACCCTATGTGGCTATGTGCCGATGTATGAATTTGCCCTATGTCGCTATGTGTGAGTGTATAATTTTACAATATTAGGGTATGTCCCTATGTACCGATGTAGGAATTTGCTGCAGACTGTAATTGTTGTATTTTTTTATATAAACCAAAGGAGCTTTAAATCATGAAATTTACTATCACTGTTGCAAGAACTGTATTCTTTTACGAAAAGTTTGAAATAGAAGCAGACAATCGTGAAGATGCAAAAAGGGGTGCTTTAGATGAAATGTCTTATTTGACTAACGACAAATTAAGCATTGCTGGTCAAGAAGAGTTTGTTAACGAAGTACAATGTGACGAAGAAGAGGAGTATTAAAATGAGATGCACTATTTGCAATGCCTTGCTAACCGATTATGAAGCCACTAGGAAGCATTTAATTACTGGGGAATACCTAGACATATGCCAAGACTGCTATGTCGCTATGGACACCGTTATCATCCATTCTGATCGTAAAGACTTACTGCACGAATCAGACATTGGTGGATACCAAGACCAAGACGATCTTGCCAACTATAACGACAACAGTAATGATTACTATGATGATGTCTATACAGATCGTTAAAGCACTCTAAAGAGTACTATGTATATTCTTATGTTAATACTTAGTACTCTAAAGATACATTGTATCTATATAGATGAGGGTATCATGGATTTGTCTATTTGTCAATAGATTTATGTTGCTAAAATACAACAGACATCTATGTGCTTATGTGTTAATGTGTAGTCTTAACTTATGGAGAAACTTATGCCAGACGAGAATTTAGAAGCAAACTATCATTTCACTTTGTCTGCAATGATGGATTTAATTGAGAAGTACGGTTACAAGAAAGTAACTGAAGACCTTGATGATATGGTCGCTGACAGGGTAGAGGAGGCACTACGATGCGAGATTGTCTAACTATATTATGCGTAGGCGTTATAGTCGCTGGGTTTATTGCCAGTATTTGGTATTACACCTATCCTCACTCAGTTGTCTATGCTTGCTCGGATAAAGAAAGTAATCCTCCCGATGTACGGAAGATGTGCGAAAGATTAACTAGAGGACAATGGTGGAGTCAATGAGCGAAAGCAGAGCAATTAAGCGTATGGCTTGCCCTAACTGTGGTTCAAGTGACGGCAACACCCTATACGATGATGGACACGCCTATTGCTATGTGTGTGAAACTTACACTCATGCTGATGGGGTTACTGAAACTAAAACTGTAAAGAAAACAATGAATAAGGATTTAAACTTTTATGAATCATCTTCTACAATGGCTATTGCTGATCGTCATATCTCTTCTGCTGTATGTACTAAGTACGGTGTAAGGCTTGACGATAAACACGAGAATCACTATTACCCTTACTTTGACATTGATAATGTCTTAACTGCTGTTAAAACACGCAATGTTGAGCATAAACAGTTCAATATTGCTGGAGACTTCAGTAGAGCTACTTTGTTTGGGCAGAGTCTATTCCCTCGTGGAGGTCGCTATTTGACTATCTGTGAGGGCGAATTAGACGCTCTATCAGCTTTTCAGATGATGGGGGCTAAGTACCCTGTGGTGTCGGTTAGGAATGGCGCTGCAGCAGCTCTGAAGGACTGTAAAGCCCAGTTTGAGTACATTGATTCCTTTGAGAACATTGTCATTGCTTTTGACTCTGATGAGGCTGGACAAAAAGCAGCAGTTGGAATAGCTGAGTTGTTTGGTGCTAAAGCAAAGTTGATGAAGATGCGTACCACTCTCAAAGATGCTTCTGATTATCTGCAGATTAATGCAAGCAAGGAGTTTGTTGAAGACTGGTGGAGAGCTGAGAACTATGTTCCTGATGGCATCATCGAAGGATCTACCCTATGGGAGATTGTATCGAGTCCAATGGAGAAAGCTGAAGTAACCTATCCCTATGACGGGCTGAACAAGCTAACCTACGGCATCCGCAAAGGTGAGCTGGTGATGGTCACGGCTGGGTCTGGTCTTGGTAAGTCTCAGTTCTTGCGTGAGATTGTGTGGCATATCCTGAACAACACCGAAGATAATATTGGTATGTTGTTCTTGGAGGAAGGTGTGCGTAAGACTGCTCGTAGCCTTATGTCGCTGGCTGTAAATAAACCTATTCATTTACCTGATGTAGAAGTTTCTGATGAGGAGTTAAAAAATGCTTTTGATCGCACTCTTGGGACTAACAGGCTTTATCTTTTTGACCACTTTGGTAGTTCTAGCCTTGATAATATTGTCAATCGTGTCAGATACATGGCAAAAGGGCTTAACTGTGGCTTTGTTGTGCTTGACCATATCAGTATCATTGTTTCTGGCGGTGATGTTGGGGATGAGCGAAAAGCTCTTGATGCAATAATGACACGCTTGCGGATGTTAGTACAGGAGACAGGTATTAGTTTGATCTGTGTCAGTCACCTCAAGCGTCCCAGTGATCGTGGACACGAAGAAGGTGCTGCAACCTCGTTAGCCCAGCTAAGAGGCTCTGGAGCGATTGCACAGCTATCTGATATTGTGATAGGATTAGAGCGTAACGGACAGGCTGTGGATATGATTGAACGCAATACTACCCATGTGCGTGTGTTAAAGAACAGGTTTAGTGGCTATACTGGTGGTGCTGGTGATTTGCTATATAATCCTAGTACTGGTCGAATGATGGAAATTAAGGATACATTATGAACGAAGATTTAGTTAAAAAAGCAAGAGAATATGCCTCTAAAGATGACTATGTTGTTACTCGTAGATACATAAGCTCACTGTGTGACGAGATTGACCGACTGGTTCAGCTTAACAAGAATGTGTTTAGTCGTATTCAAGACAACACAGAAACATGGGAAAACGCTGAACGCTATTTGTGGCTACGCAACAGTGCATGGGATGTAGGACTTGAAACAGTCGCACCTATTGTTGTAAACTGTGATAATGTAATGGAGAAGTTTGAGTGGGTTGAAGGCGGTAGACTTGATAAACTTATTGACGAATGGAGAAACAAGAAATGAGAACTGAACCTAGAGGATTAACTGCAACCTTTGTCGTTACCAAGACTTACTATGTTACAGTGGACGGCACAGACGAAGAAGATGTTTGGTGCAATGCGGAAGATTTATCACATACCGACATTTCTGAAGACGACTTTGTTGATATGGAGATCAACATTAAGGACGGGTTTGAATATGACTCTTTCTAGCCTAAAGTGGTGGGGAACACTGCTATGCTTAGGTGGTATAGCATTGACCAGTTTTAATATCTACCCTTTGAATATTGTCTTAGGGTTGATTGGTAGTGGCATATGGACTACGGCTGGCTACATACAGGACGATGCACCTCTGGTCGTTGTTGAGGCTGTGGCTACAGGGCTCTATGCTGTAGGGTTGATTACTTATATTTTTATACAGGTGTCTAAATGGATGTAACCTCAACATGAGCTTTACTATTACTACGCATGATGGCATGAAAGTGATTCAGTGGTTCAGGACAGTAGACGAGCTGCTAAAGTCTATGTTAGCTAACCCTAAAGATAGGTATTGGAGAAATGTATAATGGTTTGGAAGTGTCCACCATTAAATTTACCAAATTGGAATAATCATTGGAAATGGAAAGAAGATATGAGTAAGAAGAATATTAAATTAGATGGCTATGCTTGGATTGCCGAGAATGGTGTTATTGATTACGGCTTTTGGTTTGGTGATTCTGATGAGCCTGTGCAGTTTGCAACCACGCTAAAAGAAATTGTGAGACAATCTTTAGAGGCTTATCGTGTCCCTAATGGAGCTATTGCAGAATACCATTTAGAAGATATGAAGTTGTTGAGCAGGTCGATTCAAGCAGCAAAGAACTTGATTGACCATGAGATTAAACGCATTGAAGGAGTAGAATCAAATGACTAAACTGGTAAGAATTGGTAGCAGATTTGTAAATCTTTTTAACGTGACTTACATCATTGACAGAGAGATTCACTTTAACGATGGTAGTCGGTGGGTTGCTACAGAGCCTGAGATTCAAGACTTGTTAGCAATGATGTTTGAGACACCAAGAGAGGAAACTGTTACAATAGTAGAAGAACCGCTTGTTATTAAAAAGAAAGTTGTTAAGAAGAGATGAAATGACTAAAACGCTTGTATTAGATATTGAAACAAACAGTGCGTGGGACACAATATGGTGTTGTGTCAGTAGGGATATACACACAGGAGAAGTAGTTTGTCACACAAAACCAGAAACTCTGAAAACTTTAATAAGTAAGTACGACATATTTGTAGGACATAACTTGCTTGCTTTTGATTGTTATCACCTAAACAGGCTATGGAAGACAGGTATTCGTCAAATTCAGGTACAGGACACTTTAGTGATGTCAAGATTATTGAACCCATCTATAGAAGATGGTCACTCTTTAGCAGCATGGGGTAACAGATTAGGGTTTTTTAAATCAGAATTTAATGACTGGGATGGAGGATTAACAGATGAAATGATTTCCTACTGTATTCAAGATACACTGATCACACAAAAGCTATACGAACACTTAACTTACGAATTAAAAACACAAGAATTTTCAACACAATCACAGGAGTTAGAACATGAAGTTCAAGCAATCATTGCCATTCAAGAAAGAAACGGTTTTAAGATCGACGAAGCTGCTAGCATGCTATTACTATCGGAACTTAAAGCTAGGCTGGATATTATTTTGGTTGAAATGCAAGGGATATTTCCTCCCAGAGTCACATCTGGTCGCACCCACAAAACCAGTGGCAAGCCGCTCAAAGACATCATCGAGCCCTTCAACCCAGCCAGTAGACAGCAAATTGCTGAGAGACTTCAAGAAAAGGGTTGGAAACCCAAGAAGCGTACCGAAAAAGGTAGCGTCATCGTCGACGAAGCCACGCTCGAAACGCTCGACTTCCCAGAAGCAAAAGCCTTAGCAGAATACCTGATGCTACAGAAGCGTATAGCACAGGTAGAATCGTGGATAGAGAGCATTAAAGAAGATGGTAGGGTACATGGTCGTGTTATCACTAACGGAGCTGTCACAGGGCGTATGACGCATATGAGCCCTAACATGGCACAAGTACCTAATAGTGGAGCTATTTATGGCTCTGAATGTAGAGCTTTATGGACAACTGAGAAAGGAAATAAGTTAGTTGGTATCGATGCTTCTGGTTTAGAACTTCGTATGCTGGCTCACTATATGAACGACCATGAATATACAAATGAAGTTGTATCGGGCGACATACACACAGCGAACCAAACCGCTGCTGGGTTGCAAACGAGGAATCAAGCTAAGACGTTTATCTATGCTTTCCTCTATGGCGCAGGAAGTACCAAAATCGGGACGATTGTTGGAGGCAGTGCGAAAGAAGGACAACAACTCATTGATAATTTTCTACAAAACACGCCTAAACTTGCAGCACTTAGGAAGAGAGTATCTGATGCGTTTTCTAAAAGAGGAAGGCTACAAGGTCTTGACGGACGCAAGCTACTTGTTCGTTCAGAGCACTCGGCACTCAACACGCTATTGCAAGGCGCTGGTGCGATAGTAATGAAGAAAGCTGTAGTTATTTTATTTAAAGACTTGACAAAAAGGAAAATACCGTTTAAATTAGTAGCTAATGTTCACGATGAGTGGCAGATAGAAGTACCAGAGCAGTATGCTGTAGAAGTAGGACAGTCAGGTGTCAGAGCAATTGAAGTAGCTGGACGGGAGTTTAAAATGAACTGTCCATTGACAGGTGAATACAAAGTTGGTAATAACTGGAAAGAGACACACTGATGGAAGGTAAAGAATTAACAAAGATTGGAGAAGTTATTATCACGTTGTTTGAAGATAATACTTATTCCGTAGGGACTTCCATAACAATTAATGATACACTTGAGTTATTAGCTGATGCGTATGAAGCTATCGAGAGCGGAACATTAGATGGTATGGATGTGTTTGAGCAGTTCGGTGGTACAATTCAGTAGTAGTTTAATTTAACGCAGTATATTAAAGGAGCATTAAATATGAGTAATATCGATAAACCTGTGAAGTTTGAAGCCGAGATTCAATGGGCTTTTTTCAATCGCAAGTCCGAGATGAGCGGTAAGTATCAAGTGGATTTGTGCAACCTCTCTGACGGTGCTGTGAAAGCATTGGAAGCAGTTGGTCTTGCACCACGCAAGCGTGAAGACAAGCCTGAGAAGGGTTGGTTCATCACTGCTAAGAGCAACTACGAGATCAAGCCTTTTGATTCCTCTGGTGCAGAGATCAAAGATAACGTAGGTAACGGTTCTAAAGCTGTTGCAATGATTAAACCTTATCATTGGAGCTGGAAGAACAAGTCTGGTGTATCTCCTTCCTTGGCGAAGATTACCATTACAGACTTGAGCGTCTACAATGCTGATTCAGCATCTGCTGATGAAGATATAGACGACGAAATTCCGTTATGATCGCCATCGTCGACGCTGACATTCTTGTATATCGTTTCGGATTTGCTTCTGAAGGAGACCCTGCTGAGTTTGCATTAGCAAGGCTCTCAGAGTTCCTAGACGATTTATACATTAATCTTAACGTGGACGATGTTCAAGGTTATTTGACAGGTAAAGGTA